AGGGATATCGCTATCCATTTCCTCTTCCATGGTTTCTTTCTCCGTCATCGCCTCTGGCGCAGTCTCTGTATCCTTCGTATCCACCACGGCATCAGCAGCTTCTGTTTCCTTCTTAGTCTGCACAACTTCCGTTCCTCCTGACTGCTTGCCACATCCCCCGACTATGAAACAAACTAACAACAACGCAAATGCTTTCTTCATTCAAAATTCCTCCATTTTTTATTACCCTGAGGATAATCCAAGAAAATATTGTTCAGGTTTTTATTGATGCTTTGATCAATCTATCATTATATTTCTATTCTATGATTATCTTGTGCTAAAGCAAAAGAAACTTCACTATGCAGATCTCCATTATTGGATGTTAATATGAACCTATGAAAATAAAAAAATGACTATTCACATGCATCCAATGAAATACTAACGTCCCATGCTGTCCTCTTGGTTTCTAGTTGCCCATAAAATGTATACTGTTTTCCAATTTCAAACATGACAGGACAGTACTTCAATAGATAGGATACGATATACTCGTTCCCATCCTCTCCCAATACCCTGAGTCCTTCAAATAGTGCGATGTCTTTTTTCTGTTGATGTTCTAATACTGTTCCGGTTAACGATACCAGCGTCCCGGCATTTTCATAAGGAGCCTGATACAGGTCATAACTAATGTCTGAATATTGATTTTTGTCAATCTTCTTAAAGATTTCATCCTTATGTATAACCTCTAAATTAAATGCCAGGCCAGTAGCACCAAGAGGGGTTAACAATATTTTATACTCCCCACTGCCAAGAATGTCGCTGTAGTTATCCAAAGCCTTTCGCCTGCTCTTAACGAATAAGATGTATTATTTGCAAGGGCATCTTCATCATCCATATCATATATCTTCCAAAACCTTTTGAGGAAATAACACAAATATACTGAAACTTATTGATCGATTAGTTTATTTTACCATATGCTCCTCAATTTATAAATAAAAAGTTATATTTTTATCAATCTTTCAACACCCTTATACCAATGAAACAAAGGAATCAGAAGAAAGGGGAGTGCTCTTCTGCTAATCCTCCGGTATCTTTCCCCTTTCCTCTTCCAGCTCCCTAAGCATGCTGGCAAACATAAATGCCCTGACGTTCGGCGGCTTCTCGTAGTATTCGTCTATGGTGATTCCGGTCCTTACGAAAATCTTGGCGAGTACATACATCTTTCCGCCGGCATCAATTAGTTTTTTACCGTTTCCTCAAGCTCCTGATCGTAACCGGACAGTTCGTCTATCGCCTCTACCACGCCATTCTTTTCTCCTGCAAATAGGCAGGCGTCAATCACATCGATAGCTGTGACGATTGGCTTTCCATTTTCACCAAGTGCTTTCCAGACATTCTTATTGTCCCAAAGTTTTTCTCTGTCTGCTTCCACCGTTGCCGTATAAATCAAAAGGCTGCGGTATCTGACGTTATCTGTTTTTTCCGGCAGCTTCAAGCCTAACTGTTTGTTTCTTGAATATCTGGTATATTTCTCACGGCATGAATTATATTCATAGTCTTCCAACGGTCGGATATGGAAGCTGAACACTTCCTGTCCGTTACGTACGATAGAAATCTTCCTGGTAACTTCCTCTCCAAATCCGGCAGCTTTCAGCATACCGGAGATGATGTCATTTTCCTTTGTAAGGAGCTGGTTTTTACTTTCTTCCCTGGTGAATTCTTCTTCTGTTACATTATCTTCTGATGCTTTCATTCGATTCTCCTCCATTATCAAGCCTGCTTTTCAGGTTTGAGTTTTATATTGAAATTTTTCACAATTTTTATTCCCATGAGCAAAGGGCCAAGCGCAGGAATACCAAAGGGCACACGTGCAGGCATTCCTGCATTTGACCTGATGTTTATAATCCGAGTTTCAATGAATCCTGAAGACACGGTGCCGAATTGCATGAGAACGTCCATGAACGTTTCACCAGTTCTCCCGGCGTAATATTCTGAAGATCTATCTCTCCATCGGGTACGCAATTCGAATACACGATCCTTTGTGCTTTCCCTTCATCTGTATATCCATCTTCATTCAGCACCCCGACAAAATTCCACTTCGGAAGCGTTCCCGTATTTATAAATTCCATCAGCTCCTCGAAGAGCTGGTCATCCTCAACTACATACTGGCTAAACGTAAGGGTAACCGTGACCCCGTTCGGGACTTTCTGACCTACCATGACGCCCAGCGGCTTATAATCCAGGTTTGCAAAGTTGGCTTTTGATGTAAATTGATCCACTGTGGCAAGCAGTGTTTTCCCATCCTCGCTGTAGAGCAATCCATCTTTGCCGGAACGGGCGTATGCCGCAAAAGAATTAATGCTTTCACTTTCTTTTTTATTCATAATTTATTACCTCCATTTTCTAAAAAACTGTCTAATTTACACTGAATTGGAACCGGAAGGTGAAATAGATCTTCTCCACCGACTCTTTATCAACGATGTTCATGCCGAAGTATGCAGTATTGCCATTCGGCTGCTCCTCTGTGCTTACATAGGCATTTCCGGAAGACAGACTCCCTTCCGCTATCATGCTGTTGATTACTCCCTGCGCCACAGTCACTACCGTGGCACGGCCGGTGGAATCATTATCTACATTTCCTATCAAAGACTCAATGGCACTGAGAGTTCTTTCCATCAGCTCAGCCCTTGTCTTTACCCTGCGGATTGTTTTCCATCCATCATCCATGTCACCCGGCGGGTCTACCAGGGTATTAACCCCACAGTCCAGCCATACCTTTTTGTCACTGCTTAAAGTAAGAGCAATACAGCCACTTAGCGGCGCCGCATTCAGTATCGAATTCGGAACATTTTCCAGGATCTCCGATGCGGCATCCAGTACCTTGTGGGTCATGGAATAGCGGCAGGGATAGGAAGATATCAGACCTGCTGCCAAAGCTGCCGTTTGGTAACCGTCGATTTTATTTCCGTTTACCATAAGATAAGGATTCAGGATATAAACCATATATGGATCATTGAACCCCGCAGCATTTTCCATCTTGGTTTCATACGTAAGTGTGTGAGAAGTCTTCTCCGTCACAACGGCCATTGTAAACCGGACATTATCTGCCAGTGACTGGATAAAGGCCTGCAGTAATACATGCACTGCCGGATCTTCGTTATCCACTGCAAGTACATTCATTTTTCTGCCCTCAAGGGCTTTAAATCCTGCGCTGTAGGATGTTGTCGCTGTGGCATTTGGATTTGTGCCCGGCGTAAATTCCTCCTGCTCTACCCCCGTAATTTCATTGTCTCCTGCACCTGCCGTCTTTGTAAAAGAAAAATTCCTGGAAGCTGCCATGGCTGCCGCCAAAGCAGAAGCTTCATCTCCCCCGGCCTCAATTACATATTTTTCAAAGATTTTGGTTCCGTCATAGATAATGATCTCTTTCAAAGATGCATCCCCAAGTCTCTCCCTTACTTTGACAGAGAATGTTTTCGCACCTACATATTTTGAGGTAATCGTGCCTGTTCCAGTTAAAGTAACCGAAGACGGTGTCCCTCCATCACCAATACGGCAGGCCATGACGGTTGAGGCGCCTCCCAGGAACAGATATTTCAATACATCCGCCGTCAGCTCTGTTCCAAATACCTGTGCATAGTTCTCCCTTGTAACCTCTACCACCTCATTCAAGGGGCCATAATCCGCCTTGAATACGCAGCCGCAAACACCTAGCAGGGAATCCGCGGCAGCTTCATCCGATCTGTCCACCCGGTAATATACTCCGGGACGTTTTTTATTTTCTCCAGCATAAAATACTTCACCCATAATTATTGAACCTCCTTTTTACAAAACTCATTTACTAATTTCTTTGCCTCATTGATTGTGGCTTCTGTCTTTTTCGCCAGCCGGAATGCCGCCACAATGCATTCCTGCCTGGTTTCTCTCCCAAATACGCTCGTCCCGGCGGAAAGAAATTCTTCCAGCGTGTATACGGACTCTTCTTTTCCTGCTGTTTTTTTATCAGCCACTTTAATTTCCTCCAAATTTCATTTTCTGTTGGAATGCCTGTTCGTTATACAAATTCCACTCCTCGCAATTCTGCCTGCTTATTCCTGTTCCTGATCAGCCCATAATGGCCGGATATGGATATCTGCCCATCGGTAAAGCTATCCGCCTTGTGGTTCACAGATACCTTCCGGAAGCGCATGGGTGAACCGTCCGGCAGCATGAGCCTGCCTGTCAGTGACAGTTCATTTGCAAGGGCAGAAACAGCCTGGTTCCTGACGCCTGCATCGGGATGGAGGACGTGGATGACCAGCTTGCAGTCTGTCCACACCAGCGTGTTTGTCTCTAAGGCGCTTTCCATGGATTCCAGGCGGCAATAAAAAGCCGGTTCTCCT